GAAAAGCCTAATAAAATAAGGCTATAAACTAAAAAAGGGGTATCACTACCCCAATTCAACGCTATGGTGCAAATCTACAACGGAAATTTGAACGAATCTATATTTTTCTGCATTGAGTTATCAATATCTTTGCATTCAATTTTCAATATTCTGCCGCCTAATGGCTTCGGTGGTGCGCCACGTTCAACGTGCCATCCGTGTGAACCTTCTCCGTATTCTTCTTTATATGTTCCCGTTAACATAAGATGAAGTTGACGTTGTTTAACTGAGTAGCCTTTTTTTGAGTTGTGGTTAACGCATTCCCTTACGTCATTACGAGAACTATTTTCGTGAATATGACCCATTGTAAACACGTCAAAATCTTCGTACATCTCTAAGGCACGTGTAAGGTTCAACGCTCCTTTAGTAACAACACCACCACCTCCGCTCCCGTGATAGTACTTTACTTTGGTACTTACTTGTGAAGTTGTATTTAAAAATTGACGAATAATAACCCAACCACCATATCCACCAGTTTGAACGCTTGACGAACATTTATAGTTTAATAAGTCAACGAACCTACGCAGTAAGTCGGTTTCTTGGTATTTAATTACTCCCGTTTCGTGGTTTCCGTACCCAATTAATTTAATCGTGTTTGCGTAAGGTTCAAACCATTCTACCGCAGTTTCTACAATCGAATCTAAATACCTTGCGTTGTTATGTTCGGGTCGTACGTCTTCTTTGTTTCTTCGGTTGTCTCCTCGTCCTTGCATCAAGCAGAAAAAATCCCCGTTTATGATTACTGGAATATCGTTCTCTTTACAAAAATCTAAATGTCGCTTTAATAAATCTCGGTCGCATTTAGGGTTATCCCAATGAATATCCGAAAGCATAGCAACGTGAACTTTACATCCCTGAAGTTGTAATTCGTGGACGTTTTTTCCGTGTTTAATTAAATTCATAAAGTTATATTTGTCCGAAATATCGGAAGAAAAGTTGAACTCGTGAAATAAAAGTAGAGTTCAAAACGAACCGAACAACGAATCCAAGTACAAAAGCAATCAAAACTACCCACCAATTTGTGCGATATTTAACCACTTGCGTAGCTTTAGCCGTTTTCCATTTTGTTTCTCCTTGAATCTTTAACGTCTTTACTCGTTCTTTGTACTCAATTCGGGTTTGGTAGCGTGTTTTCGGAACGTAAATGTTCTTGAAATTAATGATTGTATCTTTCGTGGTTATAAACTTTTCCCATACGATAGTATCATTTTTTATTACTGGGAACGAATCAATGGTAGTTATGCGTATAGTATCCGTATCATTTACCACCTTTAGCCCGTGTTTAAGCGCTTTTTTATAGTGGTATTGAGCCAAGCGTTCACTTGAACACGAAAGTAGCGTTAAAACGCTTAAAATCGCTATTATTCGAATCATAAGTTTTCTAACATTTTAATCATACGTGGACACGGATAAATATCCGCCTTGTCTTTACGAACTGAGTTGTGCGTATAAATACCTCGTGTACCTTTAAATGCTTCGTTATCTAAGTCGAAAATTTCTTTACGATATGTCTTAGGTATGTTATACGTTTCGCATAAATACACTACAAGTTGGCGTGTTGATTCTATTTGAGCATCTGTGTATTTGTACCAATGCTTGTAACCTTTGTACGGAGTTTCTAAAGTAGTTACATACGAAGGGTTAATTTCGCTGTTTACATAGTTGTAGAATTTTCCGTTTTTTTCTTTGAGCATTCCCCAGTTGCACACCTCGATTCCTACCGAAAGTTTGTTAAGGTTCTTGTAAGGTAGTCCACGAGTAGCGAAATCTTGGCTATCAATACCCAAATGCCACGCCCAATGCTTACTTGAAAAACATTGAACAATCGTTCCGTTTTCTCCGATTACAAATGCCGTTGCTATCTGCGAATCGTTATTATTCCAAAATCGCGCCACTCCTTCAGCGTTTCCATTCCCTGCGGTGTGGTGTAAATAGATTTGGCTTTTATCCGTGTTTTCTTCGAAAAACTGCCCTTTAGATAGCCTGTGTTGTACTATCTTTTGAATGTCAAGATTTGAACTCATCCCACTCTTGTTTTTTTGCGGTTATAAACTCTTTAAATGATTTTAGAACGTCTTTTTTAGTTACATCAAAGTAACTTTCATTAATAGATTTTAACTCCGTGAAAACGCAATAAAACGTAAATGCTTTTGTTAACACAAGTTCAACCGAAATAAATATTCCGATTAAATCAGTTAAAACATATTTTTCTAAAAAAAATACTGCTACAATACTACCCGCATAAAGCAAGGTCTTTGAAATCGTACGTGCAAATCCTCTTGAACGTAAAGGTAACTTCAACTTTTTACTTCGCCATATTCCAATACATAGGTCAAGCCATATAAAAAAAATAGTGATTGCAACCATTCCTTTAACGGGTGCTAAAATGGATAACAACGAAAGTAAAAAAATTGAAAGTTTAGTTTTCATCTAAGTATTGATTGAGTAGTTGAAAGGTAAGTAGTGATGCGTAGCCAAGTGCGAATAATTTAAAAAATAAATAATGTGATTCGAATAAAGAAACAATTACTCCAGCATAACTAAAGAAGAAATAAAGTAAAGAAAGTCCTCTTAAATGATTGTTCATTATCCTATTAAATTAGTTTGTGGACTCCACGTATTAAAACATATTGAACCCCAACCGATATTCATACCACTTTTTGCACCTTGTCCCCAACCGACTACGTTGTTGTGTGCGCCTTGTCCCCAGTCATTCATTTTTTTACGTTTTGTAGTTTCTTAATTAATTTCTGCAACTTTATTACGTTGCTTTTCTTTGGTGTATATTCCTTTTTTATATTACCCATCCTGTATAATTTGAGTCCGTGTTTGGATAAATATCCGAGTTCGTATTAGTATAATATTCAGGGAAAGTATTACCCGAAAAAATCATAAATTGAACAAAACGCTCGGTGTAGTTTTGCGCTAAGTACCTTTGTTTGTCTATTAAAAAGTCCACTTCGTTTTTATCCACGTTTTGAGCGTTCTCGCTTGAATGCTTAAAGATTCCCTTGTTAGCCATTGTGTAAGCCATAAAAGGTAAATACTCAACCATAGCCCAATGGATAAGCATCGGCTTTAAATAGGTCTCAACTAAATCTAAATACGGATTAGCTAAAGTTCCCGCAACTATATCCGCTTTGATTTTCTCAAGTAGTTGCGTTCCCGTGTACTGTTGTATATGAATGTCCTGAGCGACTTTAATCCATTGTATGAACGTATCAGTATCTATGTTGCCATTAAGTGCGGTAAATCGCACCAAATCGTCTCGTGTTATTAGTAATGCTTCTGCCATTTCTATTTAGGTAAAAATCCTCGGTTCGGCATATCAATCGGACGTGTCGAAACCAATGCATTGTTTTTAATTTTATATCCAAACTTTTCGGCTTTGGCAACCGCTATTTGTTTAGCCTTTGGACTATTAACGTCTATCCCGAAACGTGAATCAAACTGCGCATAAACTTGTTTATTCCAACGATGGTGGCAATTAGGGCCACCTTTGTATAACCAAATGTCGTAAGTTAGTGCGCCTTTTTTTCCGAAGCCTATTTGTTCGCCTTCCGCGTTAATGTAGTATCCATTTACTACGCTTTTGCTCATTCTTTCAATGTCTTCCTTTCGGTAAATCTTTTTAGCACTTTTCATTAATCTGCAAAATGGTCTTGTCTTACCTGATTTCCCGCCGTCTTCACCTTCGTAAACATAACGAGTAATAAACTTAACCCCTTCGATAACTTCGTCTTGTTCGGACTTAGCGTTAGGGAATGCAATTCCAGTATTTACCAATTCAACCAAACGAGAAAATAAACTTTTTTCGCCTTTAAGCACGTTGTTTTCTTCTTCGTCCGTGTCGTAATCTACGGGCGCTTCGTCTATTAGTAACCAATTTTCTTGTGGTTCTTCTCCGAATTCTTGTAACGCTAAGGCTATTTGTTCTTCGGTGCTTTGCGCTTTTAATGTAGTTGCATCCGCCCCCGTTTCTTCGGTTACTTGTTCTTCGGTAGTTGCATTTTCTAAGTCGGTAAATTCAAGCGGTTTTAAAGTTCTAAAGAATAGTTTTAAAGCTATGCCGTTAAACGCTAAAACCCTATCAAAAGCCTCTAAGATTTCGTCTTGAAATGGCTTAATAACCATATTGTTAAACAAGATAAACGAGTTTTGTAGTTCATCTGCGTTAGATGAAAATCCGTTAGCTGAAGCAATACCAAATAACAAAGGCGAAGTTACGTTATGACCTAACATTATTTTGCGTAAACACTCTTCCGATAGGTAGGTGTAATGGTCGGGCGCATCGTTTAAAGGAATATCGTCCACAGTAGTTTTTGATTCTGCGTTTAAGTTGAATGCTACAATAACTTTTTGACCTTTCGAACCAGTAAGTTTAGATAAAACCTTTTGACTTATTAAATCTTGTTGTTCTTCGCTTGGCACTCCATTGTTAAAGTTGACCACCTTAGTTCCTGAGAATCCGTTTTGAACTTCGTTGATTAAATAGTCGCTTACTTCTTCTTCTAAAACTGCGTAAGGTATAGCACCTTGATAGTCAGGATAAGCGTAGTATTTCATTCCAACCCCGTAAGGCTTAACGAACATTATTTCTATTTTGTCTTTGCCGTATCCAAACGCACTAAACCTTGTTGGTGGGAACTTGCGTACATCTTCCCAGTTGTCCGAATAGTAATACCCCGTTATTTCGCCTTTTTCGTTGCATTTTTCCGCACGTAATAAGTTAACGGGTATGTGGTAAACCTTTAAGATTTTGTCGTGCTTTTCGTTGTAGTGAACTTGCATAGCGAACTGCCCGAATAACTTGCGGTCGAATACCATTTTACGCAAACATTCAGGACTAAACAACGTCATCATTTGAGCGTACTCGTTAGGCTTTTTTGAAGCGTCTAAAGCGCTAAGACCTTTGCCGTAAATTAAACGGCTTACGTTGTTTATAATTGCGCTATTTGTGGTTGATTTCGTATACCTATCTATTAAGTAACCGAAGTAGTTGTTATCTTCTCCGAACTCTACCCACGCATCGCGTTTAGATTCTTGGATAGTCGGTTGTTGATATTCCGCAAGTTGTAAAATGTGTACGTTATTACTCATACATTATGAAGTCATTAGTTGTTTGATTTGATATGTACTGCCCATTATTAACCGAGAATGTATTTATAGGTTGATTAGTGCAAAACATTCGTTCTTTTAATAGTAGGTTTCCTCCTCCGTCTTTTATTATTACCCAATAAAAATGATTTTCAATGGTTGGCAAAACACCGCTAAACGAATGTACGTAATCCCCAGTAGTAAATGAACCTGCAACAGGTACGCTTACGTTTGTGTTTTCGTCAATTAATTCAAGCGTTACACCGCTTCCGTAACGTGGTATAAAATTAAATGTTTGACTTACGTTAGTTTGTTGAACTACTATCATATATTAATAACTATTATTCCGTTTTTTTGTGCAATAAAAAAGGGGTGTTTCCACCCCCTTAACGCTTATGAAACAAAGTTCTTATGAATTAACTACCGTAGGAGAACCTAACAAAGTAACTAATTGTGCTTCGGTGTTGCAATCTAACCAGTTCGCAGGAACTGCCTCTTGACCAGTCAAAGTCAAAGAATATCCTGTCATATCACCAAGCGCAGTACCATTTGAAATAGTTCCCGCAGTTACATCCATACCGCGAACCAATCCCGCAATAAAGAAATCTCCGTTGTTAGTTTCTACAACTACGTTAGGTCTTCCGTAAGAAAGTAACTTAATTTGCTTGTGTGTAATTTGGTCTTGTTTCTTTAATTGAATAGACAAAACTTGCTCGAAGAAAGTTGTACCATTTTCACGAGAAGAAGTGATAGTTGTTTCAAACGAGTTAGTTCCTTTCAATTCATATTTATAAATGTTGTTGATGTTACCGCCAATCGCAGTAATTACGTCTTCGTAACCTACCGCAGTATCGTAAGTAACGTCTGTTGTTCCGTCAAAATCCCCGTAGTTAATAAAGTAGATGTTTCTTAACCCACCCACTACGTCTTTACAAGGTTCTTGTCTTCCGTGTGAAATATCGCAGCTCATTTTATTTTATGTTTTTAATGTTTTACAAAAAAAGGGTGGCAGTTTTATCCACCACCCCGTTATATTTTGGTTAGGTTGATTATCCGTAAACTACGATGTCTTCAATAACTCCGTACTGCGCACCAGCAGCGTATCGCATAATTACACGTACGTTGTCATCTCCTAATGTAGCAGAAGTATCAATTACTCGTACTTCTTGCGTGTCGCTCAATAAAGAACAACCGAAGTAAAGGTTAGAAGTAGTTGTAGCTAACATACTATCAACTGGCAACCCGTTAGCCATAAAGATAGGCAATCCGTTGAAAGTCAACGCTCCGTTGTTGTACCACATTGTACCTTGTGCGTTAACACCCGAATTAGAAGTAGCAGCAACTGCAAAACCACCCAATGCAGCAACGTAAGCCTTAGCAACGTTTTGAGAAACGTAGATTTTTAAATCAGGTTTTCCGTAAAGAGAAGCAGGGATAGCATCGTAAACCGCTTGTAACTCGCCGATAACGTTAGCCGCAGTAATAGCAACTGAAGGTACTAATTGAGCAGCAGGTAAGTTAGGGTCAGCCAAAGCAGTTACATACAATCCGTCAAATTGTCCTGAAGTTGATGCAGAACCTTGCCAAATAGATACCTCGTTAGCGGCAGCAACTTTTTCAGCAGCGTAAGCTATTAGGTAATCAGCAAAAGATTTTGGTAAAGTATCGAAAGAAGAATAACCCATTTCAATTGATTGCCAAGTTGAATGGAACTCTTTTTTACAAAGTGTCATATTCACTTGTAGGTCTTTAACTTCAAGAACACGCTCGGTTAAGTTAACTTGTCCCGCAGGGTTAAAGTCGCACGTTGCATCTTGCAAAAAGTTAGTTGTCTCTAAACGTTGGATAACGCTTTTGAATTTTACGTTAGGCATAACGGTAACTCCGCCACCTTCGATAGTTGGTGCGCTTAATAAAGCGGCTGAAACATACTTACCTGCCCACTGACCAGCGTAAGTTGTTGTAATGTTTGGATTTGGCATTTTTTCTTGTTTTTAATTATTTGTAAATTTTGTTTAGTACGGAATCCATTATCCCGCGTGGTGCTTTTTTACCGATTTTAGTGAACTCGGTTTTAGCTTCGTTTTCAGGGTTAAATGCAATTGGGGTAGGTTCTTCACTAAGTTCGGTCTTTTCTTCTGCGACTTCGTCAACTTTGGATAGTTTAGCCAATTCTGCTTTTAACAATTCATTTTCTTCTTTAAGTTTTTCCATTTCACTAAAGAATGTTTCTTTAACAATTGATTCAATAGTTTTCTTAGGAGTAGATACGGGTTCGCTCATTTCGGGCGCTTTAGCTTCAGTAGGTACTTCTTCGGCGGGTGCTTCAGGCATTTCTTCTTCTTCTTTAACCTCTTTAACTTCCGAGATGATTCCTTCTTCTACGATAACCAAAATGCGTCCGTCTTCTAATTCATATTCGCCTACGGGAACTGCTATCTTTTGTTCGTCTTCAGTTACTACAAAAACTTCTTTTCCTGTTTCAAAAGAATCGGCTTCGATTTTAGTAACTCCGTCCGCCATCATCATTTGTTCTAACTTAATTTCGTTAGATAACAACGCTTTGATTTTTTCTAATAGTGTGCTATTTTTCATTTTGTTTATTATTAAAATTTAATTGAATTGATTTTGTTTTTAATTTCATTAAATTGTGAAATTTCTCTTACTGCTGAATCACGTGCCACACGTGCTTCGTTTGGTAAATTCAATCCTAAATCTTTTACTTGCTTTTCTATTGCATCAACTTCGGAAATTACCTTATTAAAAGCGCTAATTACATTATTAGTATTATTTGAAGCATCAATTAAAGCATCTTTTGCTTTTTTTACAATAGCTAACGATTTGTCTTTTAATTTAAAAGCGGCATCGTCTAATTTAATAATAGATTGTAATGTGGCTAATTCTACTTCGTGCGTACCTAACTCAACTTTAGTCGCTTCGACATCGTAGGCTTTGTTGATTTTGTCTAAAATGTTTTTCATAACTTAATAACTTATTTAATTTTTGTTTGTTGCATTTTTATGGTTTTGGATTCCAATTTGGTGCGGGTGGTTGTTGTGGTGTAATACCGCTTCCTATTCCTTGGTTTTGTAGTTCACCTGTACAACATTTGCGCTTATATGTTCCGTCTTTACATAGGCACGCACGTTTACCGCTTGTACGGCTTGCCCTTGGTTTATTTCCGTTTTCGTTCATCCTTGACCTCTATTTAGTTTTTTATAATTCTTTGACGTTTTAAGTTGGCTCGTTTTAGATTTCGCGTGTACGTTAGGACGCTTTACCTTCGGCTTTTGAACGTGGTTAGAAGTTGCAACTTGTTTAGCCATTTAATTTATGTCAATGAATTAATTGCGTTATTTAAATCTTTTATTAATGTTTTAGCAGTATCTTTTTGATTAAATAATATTTTTGTTGATGCATTTAAATCATTAGGTATTGCAACTCCTAACTCATCTATTTTTTTCATTAAATTAATTGATTGTTGATATGTTTTATCTGCTTCATTACTTAATGATGAAATATTAGATATTATTGTTTTTATCTCCTCTCTTACTTTTGCTATTTTATCCATTTCGGATAAGAATTTTTTAGTTAAAGAGTCCTGTTGTTTTTTAATATCGTCAACCAAAGCCAACTCTACTTCGTGTTTACCTAAGTTTGTTTCGTGAATTTCTTCGATTTTTCCTAACTTGTTTAGGATAATGTTTAAGTTGCTCATTTTATTTATTTTTAATTTGTTCTAATTTTCTTTGCGCCCATTCTATACCTTCATCTCCACCCCAAGCTAACCACATTAAACGCCCACACCCGTCGCCTAATTCTTTAGTTGAGTTTTGTCGGTGGCGTTCGAAACTTGCCATTCTTGCTATGGTGTCTTCGCTTATTGGTTCGCCTTTTGCTAATTGGTTTGCACGTTGTTTGCCTACGTCCGTTCCGCAATCCCCCCACCCGTTTTTTTCTGCGTATCTCAAAGCGGTTTTAGCGTTTTCGATTGCGCCTTTTGGGTAGTCCGTGTAAGATTCTAATTCGATTCCTAACAACCTTTTGAGTTCGTTAATTACCTCGGTTGCTTCGTCCTCTTCTGCGCTCATTTCGAATTTATCAGCAAAATAACCTTCGATTGAAAAGCCTTTAACTTTGCCTTCCTTAACATCGTTCCAAACTTCATCGTTGTTTACTTTCATCGAAATCATCCAAGTTCCTTTAGGTAGGTCGAATCCGTATAGTTTACTTTTGTCTTTTTGTTCGTCTTCGATTATCCACGATTCTACAACGCTTAAACCTGTTAACTTTTTTTCGTGTTCGTAAGTAGCGTTATTTTGGTTTGAACGCATTAAAAACAATTCACTTGCTTTACGAATCGTGTCCGAACTAAAGTAAATATAGTATTCTTCGTTCTTTGCGTTACGGCGGTATATTTGTTTGTTAGGAATCAAAGCCGCACCCATTAAAATTCTCTTTTCGGTGTCAACTTCTTTAAGTTCGATTTCGTGTTTATTTAGGGCTATAAAGTTTTCTTCGATTGCGGGAGAATGTACAACGCTAACCGCATCTATTCCGCTTTGTTCGTCTTTTTCGTCTATGATTAATTCAATGATTCTCATAACTTATTAATTTAATTTGTTTTAAAGTGTTGCGTTTTGTATTCGATTTCTATCCAAACTTTGAGCCGTTGTAACTTGTCCACTAACTACGTAGGCTTGTGTAGGTTGTTGTTGAAGTTGGGCTAATTGGTTTAGTCCGTTATTACCTACTACGTTAAACGAAGGTGCTTGACTACCGCCACTCATACCACCACCACCACCTTCGCTACCACCACCACCTGAAGACGAACCACCGCCTTCAAATTTTTGTGATGCTATTTTAGCAACCCCTACTAATCCACTTGCAACGGCTAACCCCGCAGCGATACCACCACGAACGGGGGAACTTGGGTCAGGTACTGGAGTAAACTGCGATAAATACGCCGCTCTTGCACTTAGGAACGTGTCAATTAATGCGGTTGATATACTTGCAGCCTTTTTAATATTAAACGCTTTACGCGCTTGTTTTTCTCCTTTCTTACCAAATAATTCTGTAAGGTCGGAAATAATTGTTAACCCTTGTTTAGCAAAATCCGCGTTTCGTTGTATTGCGGCTTGTCTTCGTTCTTGGTCTTGTTTATCAAATTTAGCGTTAGTATCATCGATTTGTTTTCCGTATTTTTCTTCAATTAACGCTTTTTGTTTTTGGTAATTTTCTTCACTAATTGTTTTAGCATCTAAATTATTTTTTAATGCCATTAATTCGGAATCGTAAGCCAA